GATGACAATATTTCTTAGTTTAAATAAAAATACTGAATTTATGATGTACTTTAAAAAATATAATCACCATGTAATATTTGGAAGACTTATAACATTCGGAACTATATTTTTATGTATAAATATAATTTTTTGGTTATTCAAATTTAATATATACACAATTATTATATCCTTTATTCTTGGATTAGAAGAAACTATAATGGCTGCATATTATATTTATAGGCTATCTTTGAATAGCATTAAATAGTTCTAATCTCAATGTGCTTTCAATTGTAGAATAATCTTGCTCATAATTATTGTTTAATTTAATAGGAATAGATTTAGTGAAAGTGTTACTTATTAAGTCAATATCTTCGTTTAATGTTGATATTGACATTTTTTTTAAGCAGTTTTTATTTTTGTTTCGAAAACATAATATTTCATCAGAAAAATGAGGTTTAATTTCCTCTAAAGTAACAGAGAGTTTATAATCTTTAATTTTACAGCCCATATTTTCAAGATTTTCAAGATCTACAAACTTTTCATTAGATGTATGGACATTTGCACAAGAAATAGTTAATTCTGTAATTATAGTATCTTTTATTTCTTCCTCTGTCTTTATTAAAGGAAAAAGTTTAACATTTAATATATTATTATTATTAAGAAAGATTTCCAAGAAAGGGTAAACATTCTTAATATGATTTGTTTTTATAAATGAAATAGCCTTTAGAGAGAAGTCTATGTAAAACAAGGTGTTATGTTCAAAATATATACTCTCTGGATCTATCTTTTCATTTGATTTGTTATCCATAATATCTGTTAAGACATCTTTATTGTTAGAAATACGTGAAAAGGTTCCAAAAAAATGATTAGTACTACTGCTTAGTTTGGTAAATACTAGTTTTTCTTCTCGAGAAATTACTTTTTCTTGTTTTTCATCAAAAAAAGTGTCAATTGTATACTCACTTGAATTACTGAATTTAACTTTTAAATCTTTTTTTATTTCATCAACAAAATTACTATCGTTAACTAAAAGAGAAGGCTCTATTAAAGATAATTTGCCAAAATTAATAAACTTTTTATATTCTTTTTCTTTAGTGGTTTCAATAGTTTGTTCGCTAGAAACCAAATTATGCATATTTATTTACCCTCCTTCTTATTATCTTTCATAATAACCTTTATCAATTCTTCTATTTGTGCCTTTTGTGTTTCTGTAGGTGGGGTGTAGTCTTTCATATTAAATCCTATTTTAGCAAGCCCAAATGGGTCTTCTTGTTTTGGGTTTCGCTCATCTGTTTTACCTAATAAATAGTCTATACTGCAATCAAGTATTTCTGATAGCTTATTCAAAACATCTATTGATGGCATATTTTTATTATTTTCATAATTAGCAATATTTGAACGAGATGTGTTAATTTTTTTTGCAAGTTCTTCTTGAGTTAAATTACAATCTTGTCTAATTTTTTTTAAATTATCTCCAAAACTCATAAGTGCACTCCTTTCTAAGAAAATTATAACATTCTATTGTCAGTTTTGCAAACGTTTTTAAAGAAAAATAAAAATTTTTAAAAAAAACTATTGACAGCTAGACGAACATTGTATATAATGTCAGCAGAACAAACAAAGAGGAGGCGAAATTATGAGAGAAAAACTTATAGAGATTAGAAAGAAAAAAGGTTATACTCAAGAACAGATGGCAGAGAAGTTAAATATTGCGAGGACAACGTATACAGGGTACGAGAACGGAAATGTATCTCCATCTCTAGAAACAGCTTTAAATATAAAGAAGATATTAAACTATAAGAAAGATGATATTTTTTTACTTTCAAATGTCAGCTAAACAAACAAAAATAAAGATAAGAACATCTATGAACGAAATTAGGAAGGAGATAAAAATGGCGACAAACATATGTAGCAGAACAAGAACAAAATACTCGACTGTAAAAGAATTAGCAGAAGAATTAGGCTGTTGTGTACAACAGGTTTATAAAACAATGAAAAGACCAGAAATGGAAAGTTGCAAGAAAAAAATAGGAACAGCGGGTATAAGAATAGACAAAGAAGAATTTTACAGAATAATGGAACAAATTTATAGATAGGAGGTGTAACAAATGATTAGTTATTATTTAGATGTTGCGCTATGTGGCTTAACTTTAATGTTAGAATTGTTTGGAGCAATAGGAATGATGTTATTAGTACAACTTATATTTTATAGAGTTTTCAAAATCAATTTGTATAAGAATTTATGGAAATTTCTAAATAAAATGGATAAGAAATTGACAGAAATGTTTGGGTAGGAGGAAGAGATGAAAGATAGAGAAGTGTTGGAAAAATTGATGCAAGAACAAGAAAAAGAAGATATGTTTTTTAAAGAACAAGTAAAAGATAACAGTTTAGATTCTAACTTTAGAATAAAAAGCATTAACCAACTAATTGATGAAATACTTACAAGATTAACTGGAGTCGATTCAAAAGGAAATAGATATTCGAATGAAATTCTATCTGAAACAGTTTATACAAATATTGAAGAACTAGAGAAGTTATATCTTATTAGAAACCTAGAAAGTTCTTACAAGAGCAACGATAGAAACGATTAAGGCAATAAAAGCAACAATTAAAGCCAATGTTTCAATGATATGTTCAGAAAGCCATTTAGAGATTCTTACATGATGATATGTTTTTCCTTTATTGGTAGCTTGGTAAAGGTTACTACTAATTATTCTTAAATATTCATTAGAACGCAAATAGTGAAGTATTTCTAATATATCTTTAGGAAGTAATTCAGGAAATATTTTATTGATTGTACTAGCAGAATAAAATTCAGTAGAATGAGCATTGAAAAATTTTAAAACTTTATAACTATTTTTATCCATAATAATAACCTCACTTTGAGGATATTATACATTATTTAAATAAAAGATACAAGAAAGGAGATGAAGAATATGGCATTGTTTTTAGCATTAGTAATACTAATTGTTTTATTAGGTTTTATTTACTATAAAGAAACATTACAAACAGAAATAGACGAGTCAAATTCAAGAAATGTTGAATTAGTAAGACAAGTTAGAGATTTAAGTTTTGAAAACAAACAATTAAAAGATCTAAGAAAACAAGAAGTACATAATAACACAATTTTAGTTAAAGAAAATACTAAACTACAAAAACTACTAAAAGATGTAGCAGATAGAACTATTGCTTGTCCAGTAGACAGCGAGAAAATAGTTTTAAACAAAATAAAAGAGTTAACAAGAAATTATCAAACAAAATAGAGAGGAAAAAAGATGCAAGAAATATGGAAAAATGTCAAAAATTATGAAGGACTATATCAAGTTAGTAATTTAGGTAAAATAAAAACTTTACAAAGGAGAGGAGCTACTACAAAGATAATAAAACCAAAGAAAAATAGTAATGGATATTTAATAGTGGGTTTACACAAAAATGGAATTAGAAAAGAAGTAGCAATTCAAAGATTAGTGGCTATAGCATTCATAAAGAATTTAGAAGAAAAGCCAGAAGTTAATCATATAGATGGCAATAAAGAAAATAATAATGTTTTTAATCTAGAATGGGTAACACATAAAGAAAATATGGAACATGCTAGAAATAATAATTTAATAAAAGTTACTGAAAATGTAATAAAACAAGGAAAATTTATAGGAAAAAAATATGGAAAGCAAAATGGAAAAAAGAGAGCTAAAAAAGTTAGTCAAATAGATATAAATAATAAAGTATTAAAACAATGGAATAGTATAACAGAAGCAAATAAATATACAGGAATTTCTATATCAGGAATTTCAAGATGTTGTAATAATAAAAAAGAAAAAGCAGGAGGTTACAGATGGAAATTTGTAAATTAATAAAAAATAAGCTAGTTTGTGACTACCAATCAAAAAACTAACTCAAAACTTATTAGTAAAATATTTTTACTGTATATAGTTTAGCAGTAAAAAAGAAAAAAGTCAAGGAGGAGTTATGGTAACAGAATATAATTTAACAGATTTATATAATGATGAGTGCTATAACGAGTATTACAAGAAACCAAGAGATTGGGACAAGTATTATGAAGATTTGGAGGACAAATGCGATGAGTAATATAAGCTTATACAACATAACAAATAGATTTGCAGAATTAATGGATAAAGCAAACGATGGGGAATTAACAGAGGAAGAATACAACGAATTAGGAAATGAATTGGCATTAGAGTTACAAAATAAAAGTGCGAATATTATTGGATACATAAAAAATAGTGAAAGTTTGCTAGATGCAATGAAAACAGAAGAAAAAAGACTTTCAGATATAAGAAAACAAGGAGAGGCAAAATTAGAAAAATTTTATCAGTATGTAAAAGAAAATATGGAGAAATTAGGATTAGTAGAAATACCAACAGAATTAGGAAGCTTAAAGATAAATAAAAATCCAATGTCAGTAGAAATAGAAAATGAAGATGAAATACCTAGTGAATTTAAACAAGAAATAGTTACAACTAAAATAGATAAAACAGCAATAAAAAATCATTTTAAAGAAACAGGAGAGATAGTTGCTGGAACAAGAATTATAGATAATAAAACAAGTTTAAGAATTAAATAGGAGGAATTATAAATGAGTAATGAAGTAAATGCATTAAGCATTATAGAAACTGTTGATATAGATAATATTTCAACAACAATGAACAAGATAGCACAAATGCAAGCAGTAGTGCAAAAAACATTAAAACAAGGTCATGATTTTGGAGAAGTGCCAGGAACAAGTAAACCAACATTATTAAAACCAGGTGGAGAAAAAATTTGTATGTTATTTGGGTTAAATCCTGAATATGAATTTTTACAATCAACAGAAGATTATGACAAAGAATTTTTTAGTTACAACATTAGATGTACATTATTTAGAAATGGACAACCTGTAGCTCAAGGAGTAGGAAGTTGTAACAGTAAAGAAAAAAAATACAGATTTATAAATGTAGATACAATTCCAGATAGTTATATGGGAGCAAGTGAAAGTTTTGCAGACAAGTATGGAAGAACAAAATACAAAATTAATAATCCTGATATCTGCAGTTTGGTAAATACAATACTAAAAATGGCAAAGAAAAGAGCGTTTATAGATGCAGTATTACAAGTAGCTAGCTTAAGTGAAGTATTTACACAAGACTTAGAAGATATGGGCGACTTAATACAACAAGAAAATGAAAATAGCACAATGACATTAGAACAAGCAACAGCTATTAAAATAAATTTTGGCAAATACAAAGGTTTAACATTAGGAGAATTAACAAAACAAGATCCACAATATTGTGATTGGTTATATAGCAAAAATGAAAAAACAGATTCAGTAATTAAAAAAGCTTTAGGAATTATAGCAACAGAAATACAAAAGACGAAAGAAAAGAAATCAAATGAAGTTTTTGAAGAATTAAAGGAACAAGATAAAACAGAGAACGAAATAAAAGAAGAACAAGAATATCAAGACCCTTTTATAGGCAGTGATGTAGTAGATGAATAGTATAGGAACATTACAAGATATATCGATAGACTATAAAACAAACAAACCAAAAATAACAATACTTTTAGAACGACGAGAATCAATTTTTAGCTTAGAAGAAATAAAAGACAGTAAGTTGTCTATTGAAATAAAAAAATACCGCAAATCACGAAGTATTGATGCAAATAAATACTTTTGGAAACTACTTCAAGAGGTTTGCGATTATAAAGACATAGACACAATAGAAGATTACAAGCGAAGAGTAAAGGAATTAGGTATATTTAAGCAATTTAAAATAATGACACGAGATGTAAAAACATTTGAAAAAATATGGACAGACAGAGGAATAGCTTGGTTTTGTGAAACAGCAGATACAACATATATAGGAGATACAGAATTTAAAATTATCAATGCATATTATGGTTCGAGTTCCTATAATACAAAACAAATGAGTAGGTTAATAGATAATTTAGTACAGGATTGTAAAGCAGTAGGAATAGAAACTAAAACACCAGCTGAAATAAAGAGTTTGTTAGACAGTTGGAGTGGCACTAATAGATGAACAAAACCCCCCTTTTATTGTTATTGTTAGTGCCACGCGCCCTTTAAATAAGGAGGCAATATGAAATCGATATTACAAGAAGAAAAAAGATGTTATATATGTGGACTATATAGTCCAGTGGAAGAACATCATATATATTTTGGAAATCCGAACAGAAGAATATCAGAAGAAAATGGATTTAAAGTTTGGTTATGTGCTGAGCATCACAGAGGAACTATTGGTGTTCACGGAAAACTAGGACATAGTTTAGATTTAAAGTTAAAAGAAACTTGCGAGAAAAAGTATATAAATCTGGGACATACAAAAGAAGAATTTATAAATTTAATAGGTAAAAATTATTTATAGGAGGAAAGAAAAATGGCAAATAAAAATGAAGTAATAATATCAACAGAAGAATACAAAGAACTTATAAGCAAAGGAGTACCAAATGGAAACGAAAAATGGTTTAAGAATAAATTAGAAGAATTTTTATTAGAAAACTTTAAAATAAATGGTCAAAAATTAGACGTTAAAGATAATTGGCATTTTTGTGATGCTATAGAAGTATGGTTAAAAATAATTGATAAGGACATGTATAAGAGAATTTACAACACATTATATGATGAAAAGATAAAGAAAGAAAACGACAAGATGAAAATGGAAAAAGCAAGAGCAAACAAAGAAATAGATAATAAATAAACAACAGGGCTAGACAGAAGTTTTAGCCCTGATTTTTACGAAAGGAGAAAACAATGTATAGTATTTTAATTATAAATTCAGATAATATATTTGACTATACAGATAATTCAGCAGATGGAATTAGATATAATGATGTGAATCAAGAGGAATTAGAGCTTTTATTAAAAATATCAATAGAGCGTAATTATTCAGTAGTAGTACAAAAAAATTGATAAAGAGGAATAAATATGGAAGGTTGGATAAAGTTACATAGAAAAACATTAGATAATCCAATAATAACAAAAGATAGTGATTATTTAGCAGTATGGATATATCTACTACTTAATACTACACATAAAGAATATGATGTGTTATTTAAGGGAGAAAGAGTAACATTAAAAAGAGGTCAATTACTTACTGGAAGAAAATCTATATCGGAAAAATTAAAGATTGACGAAAATAAAGTGCAAAGAATTTTAAAATCGTTAGAAAATGAACATCAAATTGAACAACAAAAAAGTAATAAAAACAGACTAATAACAATTGTTTCGTGGGATAAATATCAACAAGATGAACAACAAAATGAACAACAACTGAACAACAAGCGAACAACAACTGAACAACAAGTGAACACAAACAAGAATGTAAAGAATATAAAGAATGATGATAATATAACAACAACAGTAGGCGACAGTTGTGTTGACGGTCTACAAGAAATTATTGAATTTTACAATAACAACATAGGTTTAATAGCACCTTACGGAGTAGAAATATTATCAGATTATTTAAAAGAAATGCCAGTTGATTTAATAATTTTGGCAATGCAAAAGGCAGTAGAAGCTGATAAGAGAACTATACAGTATGTAAAAGGCATACTAAACAACTGGTCAAAAAAAGGAATTAAAAGTGTTATAGATGCAGAGAAAGAGGACAAGCAGTTTCAAAGCGCAAAACAAGAAAATAAAAATGCAAGTAAAAGCTATAACAACTATGAACAACGACAATATAACGACTTGAATAGCTTATATGCAAACAAAGGAGTGTGATTAACAAATGATTACAATAACATTTATGACAAGACATAAGAGTTATAAAGATATGCAAGAACACCTAAGTGAAAGACATAAGCAAATATTAGAGATATTAGAAAATAAAGAAATGACAACAAGAGAGATAGCACAAGAATTATATAAAAAGCACTACACAAATACGGCAGATGTAAACAATGCGAGACCAAGAATAACAGAACTTGAAAGCTTAGGTTTTGTAACAACAGACAAAACAAAGAAATGTAGTGTTACAAACAAAGAAGTTGCAGTATATAGAGAGACAACAAATTTAGAAAAAATGATTTTTGAAAATGAAAATCACATACCAAGTTATTAGGAGGCAGTTATGATAATAGTAAGTCAAGATAAAACAAAGATAGTAAATTTTGATAATTTAATACAAATATATATAACACAAGATGAAGAAGAAACAGCAAATTTTATAAGATATGAATCAGTAGATAGTTTATATGAAGATTTAGCAGAATATAAAACAGAAGAAAGAGCAAAAGAAGTATTACAAGAAATAGTTAAAAAATATTCAAGCTATTTAGAATTAAAAGGTGGTCCTGCAATAATTCAAGGACAAATGGATATACAACCTAATATATTTAATATACCAAAAGTTTATGTAATGCCATTAGAGTGAGGTGAATAATGTGACGAAATACGTAAGTACTCTTAAATATCAAAAATCTCCTAAAGGAGTTCTTAATATTATATATAGAAATCAATTATTAAGACAAAAAAGAAAAAATATTAAAGTTACATATACATACAAAGAATTTAAAAACAGATATTTAAATGATGAAAAATATAATTTTTTATATAAACAATGGGTATTAAGCAATTATGATAAAAATATGAAACCAAGTTTTGATAGAATTGATAATAAAAAATGTTATTCATTTGATAACTTACAAATTATGACTTGGAGAGAAAACAATGCAAAAGGAAGAAGAGAATGTATGAAAGCTGTAAGACAATATGATTTAAGTGGAAACTATATTAAGACATATGGTTCAATTATTGAAGCAAGCAAGGAATACAATATTAATAAATCCAATATAAGTGCTTGTTGTAAAAATAAATTACATAAAACAGGTGGATATATTTGGAAATATGCAGAGGACTAGCCTATGAAACAAATAGAGAGTAATACGCTTTGCTACTATTGTATGGGTTGTAACAAACAAGAAAACGAAAATTATAAGCCAGTAATGAGATGTAAAAACTTTATACAGGGTATTGAGAATTGGCAAGAAAAATTACGAGAGGAGCTAAAGAAAAAATGCCTATAGAAGATTTAATGAACTATATGCTTAATTTATTCAACAATACAGCTAAAGAATTAAGTGAGGAATACGAAAAGCTGAGCCAAAAAGATATGGAATTATCAGATTTAGATCATTATATAGAAAGTCGCAATTTGAAAGCTCCTCAATTAGCAAAAGTAGGGAGACTAAGGAAAACATTGAGAGAAGAACGCAGACAAATTAAAAACAACATAGACACCATAGAGGTAATAAAGAAGTTTACAGACAAGTACAATAACAAGTTAATAACAGGAGATATAATACAAAATCTAAAAGAACAGGGTGTTTTAAAAAAACGACAAGAAAACCCAACATATAAGTATAGGACAAGTATATTAGATAGATTGGAGATAAAAGATGAACAAGTACAAAAATAGAAAAGTGCAAATTGATATGTACGTATTTGATAGTGTAAGAGAAAGTCAAAGATACAAAGAATTAAAGCTATTAGAAAGAGCAGGAACAATAACAGACTTAGAATTACAACCACGATTTCTGTTACAAGATAGTTTTAAGAAAAACGGAAGAACATTTAAAAAAATAGAATATGTAGCAGATTTTCAATACATAGAAAATGGTAAAACGATAGTAGAGGACGTCAAAGGATTACAGACAGATGTATTCAAATTAAAACATAAAATATTTGAGAAGGTTTATCCAGATTTGGAATTAAAGATTATCAAGTAGGAGGAGAAGATGAATAAATATACACCTGAATTTGGAAAAAATTATTATTATATAAGTCATTGTGTAGGTTGCGAACCTAATGTTTTAAAAAGAATAAATTGTGATGATTTAGACAAAGTTAGAATCGCAGAAGGAAATTGTTACAAAACAAAGAAACAAGCAGAGACAGTATTAAAAAGTTATAAGGAAGAATGGTTAAAAACACACGAAAATTTAATTTTAGAAGGAGAATAGATATGTATAAATTAAAAGAAGGTACAAAATTAAGAAAATTACAAGATTTTGGTTATAAATATGTAGGTAATTACAATAGAGGCGACCAATGGTTAAAAGAAATAAATATAATTGTAGATGGTAAAAACTTAGGTGGAATCTTGATACAAGAATGGGGAGAAATAAGCTTTAGATTTCCATTTATTAAAAATATAAAATATCCTGATATAGAACCTTATATACAAGATTTAATCAAAGCAGATTTAGTAGTAAAGGAGTAAATAAGTTATGAAATATAAATATTTTTTATTAGCCTTACAATGTAATAGATTTTATAGTAATTTTATGAGAAGTTGCGGTTTACGGAATAAGTGATGTTGGAATAAATGTAGAAATATCATTTATTGCTGATAAAGAGCCAACAGAAAAAAATATAGAAAAAATTGAAAAACTATTAGAAAGTTCTAAAGCCGAGAAAAGTCTATCAAGTTATTACACAAATGTAAAGTTTACTAGAGCAGAAGTGGTTTTAGGAGAGGAGTAAATAAGATATGAGCAGATTAATAGATAAAATTGATTATAACACACAAGTTAAAATAGGGAATATGTGGTATATAGCAAAACCAGTTGGAAAAGATAGTTTAAAATTTAGAATTAAAAGTGCAATAGAAGTATTAAAAGGAAAAGCAATAGCATTTCACTATAAGGAAGATGAGAGGAGTAAATAAAATATGAAAATAAAAGATTTAAAAATAACAAGCAAGACGGCTGATAAACATAAAAAGACAATGAATGCTTTGTATATTATTACTTACATATTATTATTTCCATTTGTAATATTAAATTATTTGTCAGATTTTTTAGAATGGCTATGCAATAAAATGTCATGGTTTAGAACTGATATTGTATATACAACATTTAAAATTATATACAAGAAAGAAATTATAGCAGATATGCAAAAGAGAGGTGTTTTAAGTGAAAGAAAATAGTATAGAAGATAGAATTGAAGAAAAATATACAAGATATATAAATTGTGAAACAGATTTTTTAGAGTTAACAATAGAAGAAGCAATATTTATATTAGAAAAAGATGCAAGTGTACATTATGTAGAAGACTTACTGCAAGAAGCATACAAAGTAATTTTATCAGATTATAAAAGAGTATTAAAAGAGAATGAAATATTAAAGAAAGAAAAAGAGCAAGCTTGGGAAGAGTGGAATAATTTAGAACAGGGAAGTTATGAAACAGAACAAAAATTAAAACAACAAATTAAAGAATCACAAAGAGAGAATGAAGAATTAAAAAATCAAGAAGAAACAGCGAGAAAAGTAAACGAACTATTAGTAGAAAGATATTCAACTAGTATTCCAGTTCAAAAAGTAAAAGACAAGATTAGAAAAAATGAAGAAATTATAGATATTAGTAATGACGGAGACTTAATTCATGAATTACTTCAAAAAAATAAAGTTTATGAAGAATTACTAGAAAGTGAGGAATAAATGAACGAGGAAGAAAAGAACGCTATTGAATATACTGAAAATTGTTTAATGAAAATAACTATGGGAATAGATTATGAATTTGATGTAAATATATTGAACACACTTTTAAATATTATTAAAAAACTACAAAAAGAGAATGAAGAATTAAAAGAAGAAAGACAAATAGTAGGAATACCAGTAAGAAATAAAAGAGATGGGAGAATAGGAATAGTATTACATCAATGGGAAAGTGGAAGTGTTGCAGTATTAGAAAGTATAAATCCACGAGTAATAAATACTCACGATAGTTGGAATACATTAGAAATAGTAACAGATGAAGTAAAACAAACTCAAACAAAATGTGAAACTATTCCAATTCAAAAAATAAAAGATAAGATAGAAGAAGTAAAAGAATTTAGCGAAAATGCAATATCATCTGTAGGTCTTCAATTAACAATTGAAGTTTTACAAGAACTACTAGAAGGGAGAAAAATATGACAGAGGAAGAAAAGAACGCTGTTGAAATAGTAAAGGGATTAGCTGTATATTATGATGATTATTCTTTATTAGACGAAGAAGAAATAGAAGAAAATGAAAGTGTAAATAAATCAATTGAACTAATTTTAAATCTAATAGAAAAACTACAAAAAGAACTAAAGCAAAAAGATAAAATAATAGATTTAATGGCAGAAACAATAAATAATCATGATATAGACGAAGACATCTGCAAACAAATGGGGCAAAAAGCAAATTGTAATGAATTTGAGGATACAGAAAAATGTAAAGAGTGTATAAAACAATATTTTATAAATAAAGCGAAAGAAATCAGATAATCTGGAGGTACACGTAATGGATAAAATAGAAATGGTTATGATAAATGGAGATACAATAGTAAAAAAGCAGTTTGAGATATTAGATAAAGATGGAGTTATAAGTTTTGAGTTAGGCAAGTTAATATTAGCAGTCAGAAAAGAAGATCTAAAAAAATATTTGTAGGAGGTACAGAAGATGCAATATATTAAAGAAGATATTGAAAATATGTTAATAGAGCATCCTAAAAATGAAGCGAAATTAACAGAAGTGAAGTTAAAATTAGAACAATATAATAAAAGATTGGACTATGCAGGAACTGTATATGAAGATACACCAGAAGAAATAATAGAAGCTATGCAATTGTCGGGAAATGGATATGATACATTGCATAGTAACACTAATAAAGTATCTGATAAAGTTGCTAACACCGCAATGAATTATCACAAAGAAGAATATCATATAAATAAAGAAGACAGAGCTTTTCTGGAAAGAAAAGTAAAAGAATATCAAGACATTAAATTAGAACTAGATCAAAAAATAGTACGAGTCGAAAATATGCTAAATCAACTATCAGAAGACGAAGAATTTGTTATTAGAAAATACTATATGAAAAAATCAAAGTGGAACTATGTAGAGAAAGCATATTTTGATAACTTTGAAATACATAAATCAATAAAGCAATTACAAGTATACAGAGATAGTGCACTAGATAGCATGTTAGAAGTAATAAATGTGGGAGAAGGATGAGAACTTCACAAAAACTTCGCTAAAATTTCGCAAAAACTTCCTTTTAATTTCGCTTTTGAGGTGCTATAATTATAATTGTAAAAAAAGGAGTTGGAGAAATCTAGCTCCTTAAAAAATAACAAAAAAATAATTTTATTGACAAGTTTCGACAGTATTTGCAAAATAAAAAATATATAATAGCTCTAAAAAGGAGGTATTATATATGAATGAAGAACTAAGAGAGATGCTAAAGAAAATGCAAGATTCTTTAGAAAATATTCAAAATAGAAACGAGGTTCCTTTTACAACTAATGATTTAGACACAGTTTGCAATAAACTGGATGAGATAATAGAGTTATTAAAAAAAGAAAGATAAAAGAAATCATAAAAAAAGAGGCATATTGTTAATATGCTTCTTTTTTATATAGAGAGATGGCTGAAAAACGATTCACTATAATTTAGTATGCAGTGATAAAAAATAATATGTTTAGGTTTTAACGCAGGTAATACTACGGTTTTATGGGTAACTGTTAAAGAACTTAACCCCACGGGGAGAGCATAGCTCCTACATATCATTGCATAGTGAATTATAAAAACACAAAAGAGGTATTTAGATGAAAGGTAGTATAATAGCGTCATATATAGACGAAGAATATAAAATAAGAAAAGCATACGCAAACAAGAAGAGACAAAAGTGTATTGTTGAGGGAGAAAAGCAATGCGAGAAGTGTGCGTATTTTGAGATTTGTGTAGATGTAAAGGAGAAATGCAATGAAGTTTAAAATAAATAATACAGAGTGGACCATAGAAGAAGTAGACGAGGCTACAATTAATAATGAGATGAAGTGTGATGGTACTTTAGGAGTAACAATAATGTTGCTAAAAGACCAAGCAAATATAACAAAGACATTAAAACACGAACTAACACATGTTTGGCTATATGAATACGGACATAATCAAAACGACGATAAAACATTCAGCTATGAAGATGTATGCGAAGTAGTTGCAAGTATTAATGATTTTATAAATGAAATAGTAAAACAATATAAAGAGCAAAATGGTGTAGAAATAGAACAGACAATAACTAACCTATTTGTAGATGGTGTTCCATTAAAATAAAAGAGGTAAAAAATGAATGTAAATCAAAACATTAATAAATTATTATATGTCTTATCTACAAAGGGACAAATATATAAAATAAATACTTTTCAATTTTATAGTGAAAAGTATTGTAAGTATTGTACTAAATACCAAATATTAAAAAAAGAACAAGTAGAAATATATAATGAAGAAACAAATCAGTTTGAATTACAAGATAGATACAAACAGAAAGAAGAATGTTATAGTAAAGTAGATGTAATGAAATATCTAATAGAGGAACATAGAAAAGGAAGTGAGGCAGATGGAATATGAAAATATAGAAGAGGAATATAACGCATTAACAGAAATGCAAAAGAGATTTATTGATTATTATATAGAAACTGCAAATGCAACAGAAGCTTGTAAGAAAGCTGGATATAAGGGAAAAAATCTTAATAGAATAGGTTCACAAAACTTGTCAAAACTAGACAAATTTATAAAGATAAAACTTCAAGAAAAAGAAGACCAAAGAATTGCCTCACAAGAAGAAGTATTACAATATCTAACAAAAGTAATGCGTGGAGAAGAAAAAGACCAATTTGGATTAGATGCTTCATTACAAGATAGGACTAAGTGTGCAGAATTGCTTGGTAAAAGATACGGAACATTTAAAGAAAAAGTAGATGTAACTGGTAATATACCAGTGGTGATACAAGATGACATTACAGAGTAAAATAATAAATAGAGACACACAAAAACAAGTAAATACATTATCGTTGCAAAGCATAGTTGGAAAGGGTTATGCAGAGTATTGGCATTGCAAATGTAGATATAGAGTATGTAAAGGTTCGAGAGCAAGTAAAAAATCAAAGACAACAGCATTATGGATAATAAGCAATATGATGAAGTACAAAGAAGCTAATACACTTGTAATTAGAAAAACATTTAGAACGTTAAAAGACAGTTGCTTTACAGAATTAAAGTGGGCAATACATAGATTACAAGTAGATAGTTTTTGGGAGATAAAAGAAAGCCCGTTAGAAATGACATACAAACCTACAGGGCAGAAAATATATTTCAGAGGATTAGATGACCCATTAAAAGTAACATCAATATCAGTAGATATTGGTGTTTTATGTTGGTTATGGATAGAAGAAGCATACGAAATAACGAAAGAATCTGATTTTGATGTAATAGATGAAAGTATAAGACGGAGAAGTTCCAGAGGGATTATTCAAACAAATAACAATAACATTAAATCCTTGGAATGAACATCATTGGATTAAGAAAAGATTTTTTGATGTTAAAGATGAAGATATATTAGCAATGACAACAAATTACCTTTGTAATGAGTGGCTAGATGAAGCAGATAAAAAAGTCTTTGAAAGAATGAAGAAAAATAATCCTAGAAGATATCAAGTTGCAGGATTAGGTAACTGGGGTATAGTTGATGGATTGGTTTATGAAAATTGGAAAGAAGAAAAATTCGAATTAAATACAATAAGAAACTTAGATAGTGCTTTTGGGTTAGACTTTGGTTATACAAATGACCCAACAGCACTATTTTGTGGTGCAATAGATTTAAAAAACAAAAAGATTTATGTATATGATGAAATATATCAAAAAGGAATGAGTAACAAAGCAATCTATGATGAGATAAACAAAATGGGTTACTCAAAAGAAAAGATAACGGCAGATAGTGCAGAACCAAAGTCAATAGATGAACTAAGGGGACTAGGATTAAGACATATTACTGGAGCATTAAAGGGCAAAGACAGTATAAATAATGGTATTCAATTTATACAAGATTTTGAAATAATAATACATCCTAGATGTGTAAATTTCATAACAGAAATAAGCAATTACACTTGGGACGAGGACAAGTTTGGAAATAAAATAAATAGACCAATAGATGACTTTAACCATTTAATGGATGCAATGAGATATGCAGTAGAAAAATACATAAATCAAAAGAAATTACAATTTGGTTATATAAAACCAATATAGGAGGAAAACAATGATACAATGGAATCCAGAAACATTAGAAAATGAAAATAGTGTAGCACAAATACTAATGTTAGCTGATAAAGAATGGAATGCAAGAAAACAACTATATGAAAGAATAAGAAGAAAGACGGATAATTCAGAGTTAGTAAGCATAAATGACGAAAAAATAAAAGTGGCATTTGAAAATTATATAAACTCAATGGTAACAGGCTATTTTGCAGGAAAAGCACCAGTATATGATGTCGAAAAAATATCAGATCCAACAAAATTAAATATAATCAAGAAATTGCTTAATAAAGTCTTTAATACAGATGCAAACAAGGATGAAGAATTAAAAGTATTAATAGATTATATAAGTAAATACAATGATGATGGAACAGAATATTTTGATTTAGCATTTGATTATTTTGGAATGAGGGGATGCTATGAAGTATTATACGAGAATGAAGATAATGAAATAGTATATACTAAACAAAGTGCATTAAATACAATAGGAATATTTGATTATTCAACACCAGTAAAACAAATAGGACAATTAAGAAAATGGACTGAAAGAGATAAAAATGGTGCAGACATAACAATAGTAGAATTAACAACAATAAATGGCAAAAGATACTATTCGCCAACACCAAATGATTATGCAAAATTACAAGAAGATAAACAAAAATTTGAAAAAAGTAAATGGAATATGCTTCCTTGCATAGCAATAGAAAATGAAATGGGATTATCAAGCTTTGAATTGGTAGTCTCTTTAATTTGTGCCTATGAAAGAGTAATACAAAATAGTAGAAATACATTTCAATATAATGATGATGCTAAATTAAAAATAACAGGTTATGAACCAGATATACCATTGCTTATAGAAAAGAAAGATAAACAACGGAGAAGTAGAAAAAGACAAAAATGGAAATCCAGTGATGATTGAGAACCCAGAAAGAAAACAAAACGATGAAACAATGCTTAAAATGAAAGTATTTTATACACCAGACAATTCAGGTGATATAGCATGGGTTGAAAAAAGTGTACAAGATACAGCATTAGAAAATCATAAAAAAACATTAATAGATTTAATAGCGATGATAAGTGGAGTACCTAACATAACAGATTTAGGATTTACAAATGCAGACAACGCAAGTGCATTAGACAGAAAGTTTTTTGCATTGGAACAAATGATAACTAATGCTGATAAACACTTTAAACAAGCAATACTAAGAAGATGGGAAACAATCATTGATAGAATTAATAAAAGAAAACACAAATCTTATGATTTTAGGAGTATAAAAATAGATTTGCAAAGAAATCTACCAACTGACAAAGACACTGAAACAACAAGAGCATTGAAATTGAGAGGACTATTAAGTGATGCAAGTATAATTGATATGCTACCTGACGACTTAGATAGTACATCAGAGCTTGAAAAAGTGGACAAACAAAATCAAGAAAATATAGTAAGAAATTTAGAAAATATGGCAACAATAGGAAAAGATACAACGAATATTGAAGTAAATAATAAAATGGCTAATAATAATCAAAAACAATACAATGAAAAACAAAATATTTTGATGAGAAAGGAAGAAAAAGAAAATGATGATAGAACCATACAATCCCAAAATTCTTAAAGGATTAAAAGTAGAATATGAAAATAAAATATATGACAAAATTATTTATTTAACTATTTCTGATAATGAAATACATTTTGAAAATAGAGAGAATAATTCAATAACTAATAATATTGCATGCAAATTAAGTGAAGTAAAAATAACATTAGAATAGAGGTGTTTTATATGTGGAAGCAACATGATAATTATATGAGACAATTAAAACAGTTATACAATAAAACATCCAAACAAACCCAGAACAGATTACAAGAACTCTTTGATACATTTGATTTTACATCAGAGAATATTTACAATATAGCAAACAATAAGACTAAAAAAAGAATAAATACATATATAGAACAATGGAAAGAACAAGGACTATTAAAAAATAATAATTACTTTACTGCATTAGCAAACAATATTTATAAAAGAACAAGAGTAAAAAAAAGTGAAATACTAGAATTACTTATTTATAGTGCATATATAGAAGAACAAAGTAAACTTGAGGAACAAGAAAAACAAATAATGTATGAAGATGCAAATTATTACTATGAAGAACGGACAAAAAGAAGTAAATAAAAAGAAAAAGCCATCAATATTAGCGATGGCTTTATTTCTTGCATTATTGGACCAACCCAATTATAGTGGTTTTAACTGGAAAAAGTATATAGAAGCAACGATACAATATAACGCACAACAAATATATAAACAAGCAATTTTAAATATGCAACAACAAAAAGGCCTAGAAATCGATTCTAATGAGTTTCAAATAATAATAAATAGACAAAACAACCAAAAACTTAATATAAATAATGATAAGATATCAGGTGCAGCAGATTTGCAAATGATTGGATTAAATAATCTAGCAAAGGTAGAAGGAATAAAAGAAGTAACGGAAGATAATTCAAAAGTTAGATTTATTGCAGTAGAAGATGATAAAACAACATTAATGTGTAATAGTTTAAATAATCAAGAGTTTTATATTAACAAAGAAAATGTATTTGATAGATATTATGGAGAAAATCAGAAAGAACTGAAATTACAAAAGATTAGGTGCAAAGGATTAGTATTAGGATTAAATTTACCACCTATTCAACATCACTTTCATTTTTGCCGTTCAACTATTGTATATAATAGTAATTATAAGAGCAAAGACTTTAAAAATGGAAATGTTTTGGGAGAAGAACAATACAAATCATTAAAACAGTATCTAAAAAGTATGTCTTATAAAATTAACTCAAAATTATATAATAATGAAAAATTATCAGAAGAAGATAGGGAATATATACAAAATTTAGATAATGCATTAAAAGGAATGCCAATATATAAAGGTTGGGTTAAAAGATGTGTTTATGTAAGAGATAGCGAAGATGTCTCAAATATATTGTCTATATTCAATAATGAACAAAAAATAGGACACTGGAATAGTTACATATCTTCAGCGCTAGGTGTATATGATATAAATTTTAAAATGATAATGAAAATAAAGTCTAAGACTGGAAGAAACCTATCTACATTGAATGATGAAGGTGGAGGAGAAATACTATTTATGAGAAATACAGATTTTCAACTAATTGACATAAAAAATAAAAATGGTATAATATATGTTAAATTGGAGGAATTATAGTATGGAAAAGCAAGATAGAAAAATAGAATTAACTAAACAAGAAAAAGTAAGTAGTTTAGAAGCAAAATTTTGGAACGATAAACAAGAAATAGATAAAAATACACCACTTATGAAGAAAATTGAAAAAATATGTAAAGATATAGATTTTAATAATTAAAGACAGCACTTACTAAAAGTAGGTGCTTTTATTATGGAAAGAAGGTGGAAAATATGGAAAAACCATTAGCACCAATAGGAAAAGAAAATGTAAAAAAAGCCATTATAGCAATAGGACAAGAACTCATAAAGAGAGCAGATGATATAACAAATGATATAAAATTTGTTGCTAATATTGAAATTAGTGCAAAATTAACACCAGATGAGGTAACTAACTTTAATATAAAGAAAAATTATATAGCAATGTATGAAGATAAGGAGGAAAAATAATATGTTGTTATTAGTTTTAATATTAAGCATTAAATTGCAAATGCCAACTTGGTATTGGATTATATTTACTATAATTACAATATTTAGACCAATTATTTGGGTGTTTAAATATAATTTTGCTGATGGATATATGAAAACAAAGAACAAAGATAAATAAGTTATTAACATTTTATAATTATAAATTTTTAGACGTAGACGTACGTCTATTTTTTATGCCTTTTTACTGATTGCAGGCTATAAAGAACAACAGAATACAAATTCGCAATAGCTGGGGCTTAGGCAATGGCTGGGGCAAAAGGAGTAGGAAATGGAAGGACAAGATAACAATCCAAACAATGCTAATACTGGGGCAAATAATGAACCAGCGGGAGCAAATAACCAAGATACAGGAACAAATAATAACCCTGTAACATTTGATGATTTCTTGAAAGATAGAAAAAATCAAGCAGAATTTGACAGAAGAGTTCAACAGGCTATTCAAACAGCACAAGATAATTGGAAAACAATAAATGACGCTGAAAAATCAGAAGCTGAAAGATTAGCAAAGATGAACGAAACTCAAAAATTGCAATATCAATTGCAAAAGCAACAAAAAGATTGTGAAGCAATGCAAAGAAAGTTAAATGCTAGAGACTTAAAAGATGAAGCTCTAAAAATAGCAACAACACAAGACACAGCATTTGATCCAGAATTTCTAAATCTTTTTGATTATGAAAATATGACAGCAGAGCAACTACAAGAAAAAACAAAGCTTATAAAATCAATTCAAGACAGAATTGTAGAAAAAGCTGTAAATGAGTGGTCAAAAGAAAAACCACCATACAATCCAGACCCATCTGGTAATAAGTCAAGTGCTGATGAAGCTATAAGAAAGGCAATGGGATTAAAATAAGAAAGGAAGAATGAAAAATGAATAATATTGAATTATCAACAATTTATTTACCTAAATTAGATGAGGTATATAAAAACGAAGCAAAAACATCTATATTAGATGGAGACGAAACAACAGTACAAAAAGGATTAAATGGAGAAATTAAAGTGGCTAAACTTGATATGGACGGTTTAGGAGATTTCTCAAGAAATGATGGATACACAAAAGGTTCAACAAAATTTGTATGGGAAACAGTAAAATACGACAAAGAAAGAAGCCAAGACTTAAGAATTGATAGACTAGACAACCAAGAAGCATTAGGATTACCTTTTGCAAGATTATCTGGAGAATTTGTAAGAACAAAAGTAGTTCCAGAAACTGATGCTGCAAGAATTGCAAAAATAGCAGGAGTAGCAGGAATTTCAAGAAAGAAAGAAACTATTTCTGATGGTGCGGGAGTTGTAACAGCATTAAGAGAATGCATAAATAAAATGGATGAAGATGAAGTTTCAACAGAAAACAGAATCTTATTCATAACACCAACATTAAAAGGAATGATAGATGATTTAGACACAACTAAATCTAAAAAAGTATTAGAAAGATTTGCTACAATAATTGAAGTTCCACAAACAAGAATGTATACAGCAGTAACATTAAATGATGGAAAACAAAATTATGGATACCAAAAAGCAAAAGATTCATATATTAAGTCAACAGATACAGCTGTAGTATCAGGAAAGACATATTACACAGAAAGTTCTGGAACATATTCAAAAGTAAGCTCTCCATCAGGAAATCCTTCAACATCAGATTACTATGAATTAATAGAAGGTGGAAAAAATATAAACTTCTTATGCGTTGAAAAGTCTGCTGCAGTAACAGCTATGGATCAATACATAAAATATTTTACACCAGATGAAGACCAAAATGGAGATGACAACGTATTTAAATATAGAAACAACAACTTATATGGACATGTATATGAAAACAAATTAGCTGGCGTATACTGCTCATACGAAGGATAGGAGGTAGTAAAATGTCAACATTTATAGGATTAAAAATAAATAAAGAGGTAAAAGAAACTAAAAAAGAGCTAACAGTAGAAGAAATAAAGGCAATTTTAACTGAAAAGGGAATTGATTTTGAAGAAAATGCTAAAAAGAAAGATTTACTAGCTCTTTTACCACAACAATAATCAAGGAGGCAATAGAAATGGCAGAAACCAGTAATATAAATAAAATAATAGCCGATTTAGGAGCTAATTATAAAGACGACCAAGAAGTTCTAAGCGAAATATTAGAGGAAGTAACTTCTATTGCCTCTGATATTTCTAATAGACAAAAAAATGATGAGAAGTTATTTCCATATATTAAGAAAGCAGTAAAAGCAATATATCTTTCAAGAGGAGCAGAAGGCTTAACAAGTCGAAGCGAGGGTTCTATTTCAACATCATTCGAAGATATTATAGATAAGTTAAGAAATAACATTATAAAATCGGGATTAAGGAGGGTTAAGTAATGTTATTACGAGATTTAACCAAAGTATATATATCAGGATATGAAGAAATAGAAGACCACGGCGAACCCAATAAAAAATGGAAATATAAAAGCATAGCTTGGCTAAATATGCAACAAGATGTAAATGAACTAGATAAAAAATCCACAGGAGAAGTAGATTATAGTATTTATAAAGGTAGAAGTACGAGAGATTATGAAATACAAAAAGGTGACGGAGTATCATTTAAAGATGTCTCAAAATTAGAGGAGTTTATTCCTGAATATAGAGTATTGGATAAAAATAAAATAGGAAATACCTATGTATATAGAATGGAGAAAATGCAAAAATGATAAGTTGCGAAATTAAAGTTAAACATAATTTCAAAAACATAAATGCTGTAATTCAAAAATTACCACAGACGATAAGTAACAGTGTAGAAGAAATCCTAAAAAACATTAGAGGATACGCTATAAAATTAGAAAAACGGTCATAACGAAGAAGGAATATTAGTCGAAATGATTGATATGTCAACCAAAGAAGTGAAAGGAAGGGTTTTTGCTGACCCTTCTAAATTTATGGCAAATGGAGTATCCTATTTGTTTTTTGAATACTTTGGCACAGGCTCTAATGCTGAAATGGAACACGTAGGAAAGTCACAACATTTTATTGAAAGTGGATTTACTGAGTGGTTCATTCCAGTAAATAAAGTGGATAGAGCATTACCGTATCCAGTTATAAATATAAAAGGAATGGACTTTTACATAGCTCATGGGACTAAAGCAAATCATTTTATAGGAGATGCAAGTTTCAAAAGTAGAGATGAAAATGTAGAAATAGTTAAGAAGAAGTTAGATGATATGATAAAGGAGTGTTGCAAATGAAAGATTTAAGTATAAAAGAGTTTAGTGATTTAGTATATGAAAAGCTAGAACCATTAAAGTATAAACAAATATTAACAAATCCAACAACTACAAGCAAATTTCCTTGTTTAGAATTGCATACACCTTTGAAATCAGTAAATCTAACAGAAAACGCATTTCCTATTCGTTCTACATTTCAAATATCAATCACTTGTTGGAATGAAAAACAAAGACAAGCAATGCAAATGACAGATGAAGTCGATACGAAACTTCAAGAATATAATTTTATAAGGACAAATACCAGTCCTGCAGTATATGACCAGATACTGCAAAAATACGGTATAACAATAACTTTTGAAGTTCGTTATAATTCTATAACGAACTCTTTTAATTTAAGATAGGAGGAATTAAAAATGGGAGATGAAGTAACACCAAAAACAACAACACCACAAGTTGCTATGAAAGCAAAGGTGTCTTATGCAACAACACTAACAGGACAAAGAACAGATATAGGTTATGTACAAAAAGTGGGACAATTAAAAACTTTAAAAGAGGGACAAACATATAGTGCATTAGATTTAGAAGAAGAAAGAATGGCTAAAGGAAAAAGAAAAGCAGAAACTGTTGATATAGAAATGATGTTTATACAAGAAACACATAAAGCTATACAAGCAATAGCTGATGCAGATACAACAATATTCTTATTCTTAGAATATCCAGAGACAACAGCATCAGTTGCCAATAAACCATTAGTTCAATCAGTAAAATGCACCGTAGATATAGCGGGGCAAGAGATGAACGATGGGGACTTTATAAAGGATACTATGAGAGTATATAAAGAATCAAAAGTAGTAGAAACAGATGGATATCCTGTAGAGGAAGATTCAACAAAATTTTAATAAGAGAAGACTGAAAAGTCTTCTCTCTTTTGCAAAGGAGAGAAAATAAATGATTATAGAAACAAAAAATAGAAATATTAATTTAGTACTAAAAACAAGAAAAATAATAGAAATAGCTAATCTGTTAAAAAATAAGAATTTTGAAGAAGTATTTAAAAAAGCCTATTCTATATTAGATATGGAAGCATTATCAAAAATAATATTTAAACTAGCAGAAAACGATGAGGGAAAAAATGTATTTGTATCATCTGATGAAGTATATGACTTTATAGATGAATGTAGAATAGAAGGAATAAGTGTAAGCGATTTATACGGAAAGATAGCAGAGGCATTGAATGAAGAGGGTTTTTTCAAGAAAAGGATGACAAAGAAAGAATTAAAAGAAATGATGTCAAATCCTTTATCAGAAACAGATATGAACGAATTAGTTCAGAAATCAGCAGAGAAAGTTATAAACAAAATAACAGAAGAACAAATTCTTTCGATGGTATAGATGAAATAATAAAAGCAATAAAAGAATCAAAAAACATTGTAGACTTAATATACTCTATGGAGCCATTGGCGTATTATTTCGATATGAAACCATATGAGTTCTGGAATAGTAGATATTCAGAAATAAATATATACTGTCAAACACACTTAACTAAACAAATAGATGAATTAAGAAAAGAAATCAATTTACAAGAAGCGGTTACAAATAAACTTATTGCAGGTGATTGTATGAATCAAAATGCAAAAATAGTACTTATTAGAGATAGTTATAAGGAGCTTTTTAAAGAAAAAGATGAAGTTCAAACTTTAGAAGAACAAAGAAAATTGTTTAAAGGATAATTTCGACAAAATATGTCGAAAAATGTCGATAAAAAGTATAATTTAACCTATTGATTTATGAAACTGTTTGTAGTATACTCTTTTTATATTAAATAAAAGGAGGAAATATTATGGGAATAGCTTCACTAATACTAGGAATTATAGCTTTTTTAGTTTCATTCAGTATTTTTAAAGATGTATCATTAATTTTAGCAGTGTTAGCAATTGTACTTGGAATCATAGCTTTAGCTAAGAAAAAGAATAAGAAAATGAGCATTGCAGGAACTGTTTTAGCAATAATAAGCTTTGTGGTTTTATTTTCAGGAGGAAATAACAATGTTACTACAACCACATCATCTGGAAATGATGTAAAAAAATGCAATATAGGAGATACGATAACAGTAAAAAGCGGAACAGAAGAATACACCTTACAAATAACAGAAATAAAAGAAACTAAAGATAGAAATGAGTTTGCTGATGAAAAACCTAAACAAGTATTTTTAATCAATTATACCTATGTTTGCGATAAAACAGAAGATGGACTATATGTAAGTGATATGAATTTCAAGGTAATAGATGAACAGGGCGAAATTGGATACACATATCCTATAGATACAAAAAATCCACAAAGCATAACTGCAGGAACTACTTGTAAAGCACAAATGGCTTTTGGAGTAAATAACACAAGTAAAAAAATAAAATTACAATTCTTCGACAATATGTTTAATGGAAATCCAACAGCTGTGTATGAAATAGAATTATAAAAAAATATTAGATACAAAAAGCTCCTATTTAAGTAGGTGCTTTTTTATTGTGTTTAAAGAGAAAGAAGGTGAAAAGATGACTGCAGAAGAGATAGATATTGTAGTAAACGCAAGCGTTGAAAAAGCAGTAAAAGAGTTTCAAAAGTTATTGCCTTCAATAAAAAAACAATTATCAGGAATAAAAAAAGAATTTGATAATACTAAACTTAAAGAAATAACAGCTAAAGTAAATGTAGGGCAAATAAAAGAACAAATGAAAAAGGCAAAAAAAGAAATAAAAGATGCTTTTGACCCAAATGATATAAGTGGTATGACGATAGATGGCAAGGCTTTTAAGATTAAAAATATATCAGGTTATTCAAAAGAAATTCAAAAATTGAAAGGTAAAATATTAAGCACTTCAAAAGCAAATGTAGAAACAATGATACCTAAAAAGCAGAGCAATACAATTCAACAGCAAATAAATACAGAAAAACTTAGTGTTGGAACAAATATGTTAAGAAAATATTATGCAATACTAGATATGGTAAAACTTAGAATGAGTCAACTCAAACAAGAAATAAATCAGACAGCAACTACTCAAAATAAATTGGGTAGTTTTTTTAGTGCATTTAAACAGAAGACGGAACAAGTAAAAAATAATATGTCAAATATGAAGAATAGTTTTAAAAGCTTACCAAAGGTTACTCAAAATATTTATAATAACATAAAAGGAATGGGAGCAGGATTAAAGAGTGGCCTAGGAAATGTTTTAAAATATGCCACAGCTTTATTTAGTCTAAGAAGTATCTATTCAGCATTGAGTGGTAGTGCAAATGCTTGGCTGTCTAGTCAAAATGCACAGGCTAAACAGTTAAGTGCAAATATAGAGTATATGAAATATGCTATGGGCAGTGTATTTGCACCAGTAATACAATATGTAACTAATCTGGTTTATAGCTTAATGAAGGCAGTGCAAAGTCTAGTATATGCGTTTAGTGGAGTAAATATATTTGCAAAAGCTACAGCTTCATCAATGAAGAATGCATCAGGTAGTGCAAAACAAACAAGTAAATCACTAAGTAGTGTACATAGTGAAATAAACAATGTTTCAGATAACAAAAATAGTAATACTAGTGGAACACCTAATATAGATTTATCAGAAGTAGACAAAACACCAAACAAAATAATAGATGTGATTAGAAATGGTAATTGGAATGAAATTGGAAAGATGTTAGGCGAAAAATTAAACAATGCTATGTCTAAAATTCCTTGGAATAAAATTCAAAATACGTCTAGAAATATAGCTTCTGGAATAGCCAAAACTTTAAATGGGTTTATTGGAACAACAAATTGGAATCAAGTTGGTAATACGTTTGCACAAGGATTAAATACAGCTATATATTTTGCTTATACTTTTGTAACAACATTTGACTGGAAACAATTTGGGCAAAGCATAGTAGATGGAATAAATGGATTTTTAGATAATTTTGATTGGCAAACCTGTGGCAAAACAATAGGAGATTTCACAAAAGGTTTGTTAGATGTAATAGTTGTTTTTATTGAACAATACGATTTTCAAAAATTTCCAAACAAAATTGCGGAGTGTTTAGGCAACATTGATTGGTCTGGAGTTGCTAAAAGGATTTTTGAAATATTAGGAGCAGCAATAATAAAAGTATCTGTTATAGGAGCAATAATAAATGTAGGTACAGTTATTTCAAATATATGTAACTCAGCTGTGGAATATTTTAGAGGCAAGATAGAAGAATGTGGTGGAAATGTAATACTAGGAATATTAAAAGGAATAGGAGATGCTATTGCTGGAATAGGACAATGGATATATGACAACGTATTCAAGCCATTTATAGATGGATTCAAAAATGCATTTGGAATACATTCACCATCAACTGTGATGGAAGAACAAGGACGCTTTATTATAGAAGGTTTAAAAAATGGATTATTAGGAATATGGGACAGAGTAAAACAGCCATTTATCGATTTAAAAAATAATATAACTAAGATGTTCACGGAAATAAAAAATAATGTGTCAAATTGGGGAAACAATGTAAAAACAAAAGTTAGTGAATGCTGGATAAATGCTTCAAATACAGTAAGAGAAAAAGTAACTACTTTAAGAAATAATATTTCAACAGGACTTAATAATGCTAAAACAACGGTAGTAAATTGGGGAAGTAATGTAAAAAATACATTTACCAACTTAGGAAGAAATGCATCTACATGGGGAAAAGATTTGGCTACAAATATGGCAACAGGAATAAAAAACAATATTCATAAAGTAACAAATGCAGTTACATCAGTTGCAAACAAAATAAAAAGTTTCTTACACTTCACAGAACCAGACGAAGGACCTTTGAGTAATTTCCATACATATATGCCAGACATGATCGATTTAATGGTTAGTGGAATAAAGTCAAATACTAATAAGATAAAGAATGAAATGGAGAATTTAGCAGGAACAATGTTATACACGATAAACACAGAAGCGGTAACTGGTATTCCTTCAACAAGCCCAACAATAAAACCGATAAATGTTGAAGCTAATAATATGTTGGATACATTAAGTAATGTTATGGCTTATAAAGGAAATGAAAATGACAGACCAATATATTTGACAGTAAATGTAGGAAACAAAAAGTTAGGTCAAATATTATTAGACAATTTAAGAGACATGAAGAGACAAACAGGAAAAGATATAGAAGCATTAGTAGGAGGATAAAGTTATGTTATGGAGAGAACATGGAAAAACAGAAAATTTACCAACACCAAGTACATACTCGGCTGATATAGAAGATACAGACAAAGACAGTTATTCTAGTGTTGTTGATGGTTCATTAATTGATAATCCTATAGCTGTAGGAATGCTAAAACTTTCTATGAGTTGGGATTTTAATAGTGAAGAAGAAGCTGAAAATTTAATACAGAAAACATATAAAAATCCTTGGCCATTAGATATTAAAATTCCTGTGGTAGATGGAGGTTTTTTAGAAAACGCAAAGTTTAGAGTTTCAAAAAGAAAAGTTGATATGATAAAAACAGAAAAGAGTACTAACACTTCAGAAACGAAGTGGAAGTGCTCTTTTAATTTAATGCAAAAAGAACTAACAGAAGCACAAAAAACAGCAGTAGAGGGGGCAAATAGTTAATGTATGATACGAGTGATAACTATAAGTCTAAAATATACAATGTAACTCATTTATTAAAAGTATATATAAATGATGAAGAAATAAATCCTAAATATGTATTAGACTGTAAACCTTCAAAAAAAGCATTCTCAAGTGATGAGTTTGCCTTGGGATGTGTAGAAGCACAAAGCATAGAGTTAAAGCTATACAAATCAGCAGTACCATCAATTATCAATAGAATAGAAATAAAAAGCGGAATAACAGGCGAAGTAGTACCAATTGGAATGTTTAATTTAGATGAAATAAGTAAAGATGATGATTATACAGTAACATTAAAGCTACGCGACAATATGATTAAATTTGAGTTTAATTATAACGGCAAAACATTGATAGACAATAATAATGGAAAAGCAAAAATAATACAGGTACTACAAGACTTATGTCCAAAAGCAGGAGTAGAACTTCGGTTCTACTTCTTTTTTAAACATGAATAAGGAAATAGCAGTGTACGACAATACAGTATCAGCAAGAACTTATTTAAGTTATATAGCAGAACAAGCTGGTGGAATAGCAGTAATAGGTAGAGATGGAAAACTATATATAAAAACAATTGGAGAAAGTTCAGTTACACTTCCATTAAAGTTATTTAAGACTTTTAAATGGGGAGAAAAATTCAAAATAACACGTGTAAGGTATGATGATGGAATACAACTATTTGAAAAAGGAGATACAACAGGCAATACAGTTTATATCAGCCAAGACAATATGTACATAGTTGATCAAGAGCAAATCGATAATATTTACAATGCCTTAAAAGACTTAGAATTTTATAGTTTTGAAGGCGAAAGCATAATAGACCCAGCACTAGATACAGGAGATATCGTTGTTATAGATGGCAAAAATGTAATATACCAAGGTTCAATGCAATTTTCAGGGCGTTGGATTGCAAGTATTGAAAGCAAAATACAATGTAAATCAAAAGAAGAAACAACCACTAGAACACCATCACAGAAAATCATAAACAGAAGGGTTCAGTCAAGCATAAATCAAATAGATGGAAAAATAACTCAACTAGCAGAGCAAACTACAGAACACGAAACAAAGTTAACCCAACAAGAGCAAGATATCAACGGAATTAAAACAAAAGTAGAAAACACAGCGGAATATAAGAGAGAGTCTGACGGAGTAAGTGAAGTTCATATTGTAGATGCAGGACAAGCTGATATATTAAGACTAGAAGTGCAAGGAAATAAGACTTATGAAGCAAATATGTTCCCAAGAGCAAATTTGTTTCCAAGAGCAGGACTACAGCCAAATCAAAGGGGAGGGTAGTATATGAAATATAAAATAGTAGTAGATAAACAAAGTAGAACTAATCCGTCTGCAGATAAAAAAGAGTACATAATAGACATTGAAGAGCTACGATTTAAAGGCAATATTTATGATAGTTTAGTTATAACGAAAGATGAAGATTATGTTCTACGTAGATTAAAACTAACAGAGTTTTATGTTTTAGAGGAATTAGAAGAACCTATAAAAGAACCTTTAGAAAACATAAATATTGAGTTATTTGAAGGCGACAATTACATATATTTGATTGACATGGTAGGGAATAAATTTTATGCAGAATATCTAGTAAAAAATGATTTCACAGACATGTATACTACTAAATCAGAGTTTAGAACAGAAATAGAACAAACATCGAAGAAAATTGAAATAATGGCAAGTGCAAAATTAGATAAAAATGAATTTGCAACATATTTAGAAGTAAATTCTGAAGCGGTTAAAATTGCTTGGAATAAGATTGCTGAATTTATTCAAATGATGATTATAAATCAAAATGCAAGTCTAGCAATATTAGATGACAATAAAAAAGTGCTGATGTCCTTAGACAAAACAGGACAACACTTTTATGATAGTGAAACGGTATTTGCAAATATGGGTGTTCAAAAATTTGATGGAAATAAGTTTATAGCTTTTGCTGTTCCACGGGGAGTATAATCAAAATATAGAAGATGGAATGGCATGGGGGATGACGACTCAAAGTGATGGAAAGTTTTGGCCAATACTTTTTATTAAAGATTTTAAAATGGCCAGCAAAAATGCTGGAGATTTTAGTGGTCAATTAGTATTAACTGCGTGTGATTTAGTTCTTGCTGGAGACACAAACGGTATAATTTCTGGAAATGTTAAAATTGTTGGTGGACTAAATGGAGAGATAAATTTCATTAACACTGAAGATGAAAGTATTTTATTACAGATAATTCCTAAAAATGAATATGATAGCAATAGTCCAAAAATAAATTTATTAAATTCAATTCATTTTTTTGAAAATGCACTTGGAAGTCATTCATTTAGAATTGGAGAAGAACAGAAATATGTACTACAAACTGATGAAGGAGACTTTCATGTTGCAGGTGGCACAATATTGTTGGGAACTAATAGTTCAAAAGCGGCAATATCTATGTATCCGTCTAGTATGGTACAAATTCATGGTGCCGACCTAGATGTTGACGGAAATGTATATGCTAATAATATTTCATCAGATAAAAAAATAAAGAAGAATATAAAAAATAGTAGTGCATGTGCTTTAGATATAATCAAAAAAATTAAACATAAAGAATTTGACAAAATAGATGATGGTAAACATTATAATATAGGCTATATTGCACAAGATATGGAGAAAATAGATCCTAATTTTGTTATTAAGAGACCAGCAGACAAAAAAAGAAAAATAGAAGAAAGATATTATATTAATGAGTTGCCTATAATAGCAACATTATCTAAAGCAATTCAAGAGCAACAAGAACAAATTAATAAATTGCAAAGCAAAATTGAGAAACTGGAGGCTAGAAGAAGATGAAGAAAAAAACGTTTCAAAATGGAACATTAAAAAGTAAAGCCTACTTTATGAATGGAGACGTCAAGCAAGAAGTAGAAGAAGCAGTTTACGAAGGAACTACACCATTATCGGCAGAGAACTTAAATGATATGCAAGATAACATTGAAGAAGAAATAAATTCACATATAGAGCACAAATACTTTTTACAGCTAACTGCAGATGTAGTCAAAGGTGGAACTATAACATTGCCTTGCCATTATAAAGTAGGAACACATTGTTTAGATGTGTGTTATATGGGAGAACTACTAACAATTAGTTCAGATGATGCAGGAACAGATGGACATTACAGAGAAGTAGGAGAAGCAAATGCCGTAAGTAATCAAATAAAGCTTACAACAGACTGGGGAGCAGAAATAGGAGAATATTTTGAATTTGTAGTAAGGGGGGAGTATAGTGTTTAATGCATATCAAAAATTAAAAAAGTTGATAAACAATCAAAAAGCTGTTTCAGCTACATTTCCCGAATTATTGAATAATTGGGTTCCATACAATTCAGCAGGAGATAATACAATAAATAAAGTTGATGGAATTGTTTTTTTAAAATTAAGTTTAAAGTCAGGTACTTCGAAAGATATTTGTCAATTGCCTGAAGGATTTAGACCTGTGTCGTTTTCATATTATCCTATTACAAATCAAGATAATCACACTACAAATGTTTTTGGAATTTCATCTGGTGGCTGGATTACTGTTGAAAGTTCAGAAGTTGGAAAGGCAATTTTTGCAAATGTATCTTTCAAAGCTAAGGATTGATTTTTCGTACGTATAAAAATTTATAAGAAAGAAAGGAATGATAATATGAAACAAGCTGAAAACGTTGAGAGAGTACACACACACACACACACACACACACACTTATATTTAGCCTAAAAAAGAAAAGAGGTGTCAGAATATGATACCTCAATATACTAAAAGAAAAGAAGAAATGGAGAATATTACAACAGGAACTGAATATGAAACAGGGCGAATTATAGATGGCAAAAAAGAGTACGCAAAAAGAATTAATTGCGGAAATTTGCCAAACGCAGAAGCAAAATATGTGCAAACAGGATTAAAAAACATAACTTTGACTAGAGCAATTGACGGAGTCATGTTAAATTCTGGCTCTCAAAGAGGCTTACCTGCGCCATCTATAACGTCAGCAAATACCATAATGGTTTATCTGAACGGCACAGGAACAACTTTAACGATAAATACGCAATTTGATTGGTCAAGTTATACTGCTCATGTAGAATTATTTTATACGAAAAATTAAAGGAGGAGAGCATGGAAGAAGCAAATAATCTCATAAATATTCTTCTATCAAACGGAGGAACTGCAACGATGGCAGTTCTTTTTATTATCTTTTTGTACCTTGATAGAAAGGACAGAAAAGATAAGGAAGCTCAAGATGAATTAAAACGAAAAGAAGAACAAGAAGAAAAAAAAGTAGAACGAGAAGCTACTAGCAAATTGTTGGGTGAACTGTCAGCTAGTAACAGAAATATTGCTGAAAGTTTGAACTTATTAAAAACTAGCATGGATAACACTAATACAGAATTTAAACAACACGACGAGAGAGCAATAGCAGGGTTTCAGACAATACACGAAGACTTGATAATTTTGAAGGAAAGGAGAGATTAATATGAGTAACAAAGTTTATGATGTACTAAAATGGATTACATTAGTATTCTTACCAGCTTTAACAACGTTGACAGGTGTAATACTTAATTGTTTCAACGTTGATTGTACCGACATAGTCCTAACAATAATGACAGCAGTTACAACATTTATGGGTGCAGTATTGGGAATTTCAAATATTAATTACAAAAATAAAGGAGAATAAAATTATGATAAAAGCTAAAACCTTTGTGGCTGTACACACACACACACACACACACACACACACTTAATATTCTAAAGAAAAGAGGTGTCGAGTATGATACCTCAATATACTAAAAGAAAAGAAGAAATGAAAAATATAAATATTTTAAAACAAACAGACATCAAATATTTTACACCTAATAATTGTAACAATTATGCGGGGTATGGTGGGTGTTATTATTATAAAGTTGGAAGTAGGGTTAATTTACATATCGGGGTTTCTGTTAATACTACGTCAAATATATCAATAGGTACTTTATTAGAACAATATAGACCAATTACACCCGTTAGTGGCATAGGCTTAGGAGCAAGCTTAGAAGATTATTCTGCTGTTCAGATAAATGAAGCTGGGCTTATAACTATAAACTCAAAAACTGGATATGCTTTAATCGATTTAGAATATGACACATTAAATTAAAGAAAGGAATGTTTAGTATGGAAGATGATGAAATAGAAGTAATGAAGTCTGTGGAAGAACCTACAGAGGAAATTTTTGAAGAAATAAAAGATGAAATCGAGGTGTCAGAAAATGAGTAGAGTATTTAAAAACAAAGGCAATGTGATCACACAAGCGTTTAAAAAATGGGTACATAATGGTATTGATTTAGTTGGCACAGGTTATACATTAGATTATATTACAGCACATTCAGAAGGAACTGTAGTTGCTGTCAGAAATAATTATAAAACAAATGACAAAACTGGTTGCTCTTATGGGAATTATGTAAAAATTAAGCACAATGGATATTATACGTTGTATGCACACATGAAATATAATAGTATAATAGTTAAAGTAGGACAAAAAGTATCGAAAGGACAAATTATTGGTTACATGGGAAATACTGGACATAGTTTTGGAGCACATTTGCATTTTGAAGTAAGAGATAAAAATGACAATTTTATAAACCCAACAAAATATATAAATGCAAATTTACCTTCAAATGACAGTAAAAAATATAGTAAAGGCAGATACAAAGTAGATTGTGACGTTTTAACAATACGAACTGGTCCAGGAACAAATTATGACTGGAAAAAATTCAATCAGTTAACGCCAAACGCACAGGCACAAATAAAAGAATTATCAGGCTACAAACCAAACGGATTAGTAAGAAATTGTATCTGTGATGTATCAGAAGTAAAAGGTGAATGGGGGAAAATACCATCTGGTTGGATTAGTTTAAAATATTGTAAAAGAGTTTAAAAGCTAGGCAGTGCCTAGCTTATTTTTTTATAAAAATGTTTTAAAATAATATTTTCTTCAATATCCATAAAAAAACTTCCTTTTTAAAAGTATTTAAATTATACAATCAAAATTTAGAAAAAACAAGATTAA